CTTGCTCGTAATCAATTGCAATTCCGGCATCAGGGTCAACGTTATAAATATTGTATTTAAATTCAGGCTTGCTCCATAGCTCCTTACCTGACAGAAAGGGTGCCGTTACCTTTTGAGGTTGGCCTTCGGCTTGAGAAGGATTGCTTTTGCTGCCACCTGAAGTTTCAATAGCCCAAGAATTGGAAAACTTGCCTGAGTAGAGAGGGCCTGCTTCTTGCAGCTCCCTGACTACTTTTTCAGCGCCTTTCCTTATGTCTGGAGACAATTGGCCGTTAACCCAACGATCCCAATCTTCTCCCATACGCTTAAAACCTTTTGCCATTACTGGGGCCTCGCAATGATCGTGTGAAGCAAGGGGTCTTCACCCCTAAAGCTTTCCACATTTAAAATCTTGGCTTCCCTTGTCACACCAGCCTGTGAATACTGGATACGGTCAGCTTCAGTTGGGTAGTAAGAACCCAGCTCGTCACCACCAATAATTACCTTGACGTCAGTCGTTTGGTAAAGACCTTGGCTTTCCTTAGACGTCACGCTTGAAATTAAACCTTTCAACGCAACTGATGTATCCGCACCAGTCACGGCACCTGTTGTTGGGTTGTAGGCGCGTGGTGTTGTCGTTTTAACCAGAGTTATGTCTTGGCCCCAGTCATCAAGTAATGCCTTGGGGATCGACTTGAACGTGGTGTCTACTAATGACATCTCAACCCCTCACCATACGAACTTGATAAGTGCCAGAACCTCCAAGGCAATAAGCACCAAGATAAGACTGCAGCCAAGGGTAAACGTCGAATACGTTATTGACAGTTCCAACAGCCTGGCTATCAGTGTTGTACTTGACTTGGAGGTCTCCGAGTTTGACCTCTTCGTATAACCCCTTATCGCCGGTATTCCCTGTAATTGCGTCCGTGTCATTAGCCAGCTCAAACGCTAATAGATATGTAGCCTTTTTAATTGAGTTTGGGATTGCAGAGCAAGCTAGCTCTACGCGATCCACATGATAATTATTGCGTGGCCAACTTAAAGCTTGGCCTGAATCGCAACGATCACCATAGAAATTCAACGTGTCGATCCAGCCTGTAGCTGTAATCAAGGCACGGTTTTTGTTGTCGTTTGATTTGTTGTCCCACTGCGTTGAGCTTGGGACGGTTTCAAAATACGCGTCTGCCTCTGCCAACGTCACATAGCTGTTAGCTGTTGCGCTCTTGAGGGTGGCGTCGATTGTGGCAGCCATAAGGCAAAAAGAAGGTGGCCCCACCTAATGGTAGGGCCTTTGGTCTGATCAGGATCAGATGGTGCTGGTATCCAGCGGAGAGTTGACAGTTAACTGAACCATAGGGATCAGGTCGATGTCATAGGTGGCTGCCCACTTGTTAGCAGTAGCCAGGTTGGCGTTGGTGGGGTTATCACCAGCGTCAGACCACTTCGTGCCCATCACGTGATAGGTCGAGTGGTAATCCACAGAAAGCACGTCTTGCTTTGAGAGGACGTTGCGATCAGCTTCAATGCGAAGCTCTTGCTGCACACCTTCAAGGATGGTGCCTGACTTAATCAGATAGCAGTAGAACTCACGTTGGTGACCACCAGTGCCAGGAGCAACAGTGTTCACTGAACTGTCGGTAACGACCCGCATTCCTGCGAATTGTCCGACTTCGCGAGCGCCAATGCCTACGCCACCACCACCCCAGGTCACTGCGCCATTAGCGGCGAGTGCTGCAGTAGAGAAGGTCAGCATTCCTACCTGATACAGGTAGTAAGCAACAGAAGGATGGACAATCAGAGTGTCCAGCTCTTCGCCGCGCTCACCAATCTTGGAGCGTGCTTCAGCAACCATGGTTGCACTAAGGAAGTTAGCCTCAGTAGCGCCAGAAGCTGCTGCCTTGCCTTTATCAAGGGCATTGGCAGAAAGTGCCGTGCCAAACAATCCAGCAAGCTGTGAGAACAGACGTTGGCTGTTCAGCTTGTTGATTGCATCAGCCAGCTGGTTGCGGATGTGAAGCATGGGGTCTTCGCCCGCCGCCAAAACTGCGATGTCGTCTACGGCATACGCAAATCCACGGTGACAGATGCTGGCAATTTGAGTACCAGTTCCGATCTTTTGTGGCGTCAGGTAACCAGCAGAGCTGGAACCCCACGTAGCGGTTCCGTCCATGATCTCTTCTGTTGGAGATACAGGATTGAACTCGGGAACTTGAATGCGAGTACCGCCTGAGCGGGAATCAAGCAGTGAATTGCGAACAACAGCACCGCTCTTGATGAACAGGCTGCGCTCTTTGATCGCCTCAGACACATAAGTGCTGAGATTATTCCTTTTGACGATGTCCGCGAGTAGGACACCGCCGGAATAATTCTGAAATGGTGCGGCCATTTCTAATTCAGGGATAATGTTTGCGGTGGTTCAAGTCACAGACTTGAAATGGTGTCCCACAGGGACTATTTACCGGCCTCTCTCCTCAGCACAGCTGCAAGATCAGGGTCAGTAGTATCCAAAGCCATTTGCTTTGTTAAGTTAATACTACCTTCTAGCCAAGGATTTGCGACGCCTGAAGCGCCTGCAGTTCCAGTTGCAGGTTTAGCGCCCATTCCAGCTTGAGCACTAGGCTTGAATTGATGCTCCCAACCAGAGCCTGGGTTCTTTAATTTGGCTAGATAAACATTCAAATCTTGCTCAATACCGCCGTCTAGGACGACAACTTGACCAGACTCTGATTTTTTCAGATTACTCTGAACAAGTTGCAGCACTTGATTGGCGTTGACAGCACCAGCTTGGCTAATTGCAGAAAGAGCAGTAGTTTTCATTGCCGCAGTCTCATTAGAAGACCGCAACTCAGAAATTTGACGCTCTAACTCGCCAATACGTTGATCCTTGTCTTGACCAGTTTTGTTGGCTTCCTCCCAAAGAGTTTTAAACTCTCCTGATTCAGCCATTTTTTCAGTCAAGGCTTCTTTCTGAGAACGCGAAATCTCATCCAATCTGCGTTCCAGTTGCTCTTTACTTTCCGTGTTCTTTCGGTTCTCACCGATCAACTTAAAATTCTGAGCTTTAAGAGCTTCAAGCTGTGCAGACAGGTCACTTTGTTCAGCCACAGGCTGTTCAGGAGTTGCCACAGGCGTCTCCTGAATGACTTGTTCTTCCATTTTTAAGAGTTAGTGGACTCTTCTACCTTAGTAGCCTTTTCTTTTTTGCTTGTCTTTTTAGCAGGAGAAGATTCTTCCTTCTTGGGAGGATTGATCTCTTCAAAACGCATTCCAGCCATTGCTTGGTAAGTAGCTACGCGCTTACTCTACCGCTGGTGCCTGGTCTTGCGCCTCTGCAGCCATAGGAAGGATCTCGCCTTGAACAAGCATCTGCCTGAACTCTTCGCGATCAATAATGTTGCCTTCAAATAGCTGTGCCATAGCCGTAATATCCTGACCAATAAGACGTTGTAGATCAAAGTCACGGCTAATAGATACCTTGGGTGGCTCAATGCCTAGGTAGTCAGCAGCCAAGTTGTACGACTTTTGTAGCCCTGACTCAAGATCCATAGAAACCATTGACAGCATTGAGTTTGTGTCAATACGATCTAGGCGTCGTGCGTCAGCAGATTCAGCAACAAACTTTTGCTGGCTTAGCGTGCTGATGCCTAGCGAAGCCATTTGCTGTTGTAGCTCTTGGATTTCAGCTGATTGGGCTTCAAATGCAGTCGCAGCTGGCTGCACGTAATAAACCTGATTGCCAGGTTGTGTTGCCATCGCATAATTTACGCCGATCGCCATATCTTTGGTCTGGTCATCCCAGCCCTCAAGCACCAGCATTGGCTGCGAAGCAATATGCAAGCTGTGGATTAAATCAGCTTGACGCTGGAAATGAGCCAGGTTCAAATAAGCGATGTCCAATAGCGGCGGTCTGCTTGCCATTACATCTGTTTTATTGGCATAAATCGTTACCAACGGGATTTGATCTAGCGAGTACGGGCCAGATTCCACCAGTTGATATTCACCGCCAGCTTCTGTTTGCTGGAACGAAGCAGGATATGGAAAATCTCCCTGCATT